TTGGGGCGTTGCTTAGTTCATATCCTAATGCCTTAACGATAAATCTAATAATCTTAATACGCATTACTTAATCTTCCTGCCAAACTTAGCCCATACTCTTTCATGTAAAAAGAAGAATGTCATTTCTAGTGCTAGGTACGACAGTCCATAAAGACCTACATACTCCCACTCTGCTTCTCCAGTATAATACTTAAGTACGAAATAAATTATTCCAGAAACAAAAGTAAAATGTACAAACGGCCAACTAATTGTTTTTAACAAACTTTTCTTTTTTGATTCCATTATTTTCTCCTATTTTTATTGTGGGCAGTTTTTAGTCATGCCAAGGACTTACGATTACTTTCCGTTATAAGGGTAGGATAGTATTTTTGGAAGAGATGCCACATATTCTGCAGATGTCTTGTATGTATTTTTAGAGACATACTTTGCTGCTGCAAGAACTGTTGCTCCAGAAGTTCCAGATGTGTTAACAGTTGTTCCATTATATCTTACAACCAAAGTTTCTGCAACCCCAAGAACATCAAGACCAGGACCACGGTTTGTAGACTTTGCAAAAATATGAGACTTGGTTGTAGCATCAAACCATGATGCGCCAACGCCAATTACTCCAGAAACACATGATGGATATCCAACAACATTTAAAGAACCATCATTTCCAGTTGCTGCAAAGGTTGGAATATTTTTTGAATTAAGAGAAGAAACTGCATTTATAACAACAGCGTTTCTTGTACATTCATTTAAGTTGTTTGTAGAGATAGATGATAGACTGGTTGATACAGCATCGATACTATACTTGTCAGCATTCTTTGACACCCAATCAATTGCTGACTGTAAGGACTTCTGGTCTTGCAGAATATTACCAGAACTTGTTACATTGGCAACTCTAACAAACACAATCTTAATACTTGGATCTACCGTAAGAGCAGCCTGAGTCATGTTGTGTCCGTGGTAAATGGGATTAACAATTGACGAAGGCCATACATTTGAATTTGCAGCCCCTTTGCCTTCCATAAAGTTTGTATTGTTTGGGCATGAAAGATTGGTTGTAAAGCATGCCTCATAAATTACTGATGAAACCTTATTATAGTCAATTGCTGAATCAATAATAGCAAGGACTTTTTGATCGTTTGCCTGTGCTACCTGTAGTGGTACCAAGGCGATAGTTAGTGATAGTAGTGTTGTTATTAGTTTTTTCATTGTATTACCTTTCTGTTAGATGAATATTCTTAGTACGTGTTCGCATGGGTCGCCTCCTGCGTCCCACTCTTCTATTTCTTCTTGACTCATATACTGATAGCCACCGTCATGTGTGTGGCAATAAGGGTCACTGATCCAGCCTCTCTCAATGCCGTTCTGTAACCAGATACCAAACTCTTGCTCCTCTGGAGAAAGATCTTCCATACCCATATGATTCATACCTCTAGTATATCCTTAAATGCTTACGATGTCAATAGGCCCCATACAAGATGGAGAGAATTTTATTGCTGCGCTTACTGCAGAATGCACACGGTTTCTTGCATTTTTTTGTTTATCTGTTGCATATAAAACACCGTATGCGTACTCTGCTCCTGAACCCATAGCAAGATATGGCAGCGTATATTTAGATAAAGACATATCTCCAGAACTATGTTCATATATTTCACCACGAACAGCAATAATTAAACCAAGATCTCCGTCTTTTGATGTGTCAACCCAGAATTCATTATAAAATTCTTTGAGTTCTTTGATAAACTTTGTCTGCATAAACTTGTCTGTGTCTTTAATGTTAGGGGCACTTGGCTTAAAGTTGTAACGAATTCTTTCCCCATCCATGGAACCCGCATATCCAATTAAGTACGGACCAATTTTCCATACCTTTGGTGCGTCAAGTGCTAGAATAGTTCCATCATCTGAGGCTCCACGATCTCCAGCCATGTAGACTTTATCTTCGTGACGTACAACAGCAATACAAGTCATAATATGCCTTCCTATATTTACTATTCAGTATAGCATTGAACTAAAAATGTGTCAATTACTTGATTGTTTGTCCACATTCTGAGCATGTTTTAGGCTTTTTAATAGTCTTATTAGGCTCAGATTTTGTAGTGGATTTTGCTGCTGCATTACCGCCAAACTTAGGACGACCAAAGCCGACGATTGAAATCATTACATTCTTTTTATTTTTCTTAAATGCACGGAGTTGCTTACAAACTTCTCCACCATTTCTTTGGCTTCCTTTTTTATTTGAAGATGTGTTTCCTTCAATACACCAAACAGTTCCATCTCCATTGTCTTCAACAACAATACCAACATGTGAGATTCTATCGACACCGTCTGAGGGGAAATCAAAATAAACTATATCTCCTGGTTCTGGATCTGCGATGTCTCCATCAATCCATGCGCCAGCCTTCTTAAATGCTGCTGCTCCACCTGGTGTATAAACAGTATTAGGAATCTTTACTCCTGCTTCGTTAGCGCACCAGTTTACAAAAGACCCACACCATGGCTGGAAGTTTGCTTTCATGAACTTGCCATATTTGGTTTCGTTATCTTTTGGACCTTCTATAGTGCCAAGTTCGCCTTCAGCAACTTCAATAAGTTTTTCTGGTGTTCCCATCTCTGCCATGATTACTCCTTGTCCCAATTAGTATCTATTGGTTGTTCTTCTGGCATAGCGCCATCTGGTTTCTTTGCAAGTCTTGCTCTTACTTCGTCAAGTTCTGCGTCAAGTTTATCTTCAGCCATTCTAATTTCAGATTCTAACTTTTTATCTGCTTGAGTATTTTTAGCATCTACCTCTTTATTTGCAACCTGTGCTGCCATAACATCTTTAGCACCTGATTGACCAATTAATAAACCAGCAAGTGTTCCTGTAATAAATGTTGCAACTGATCCCAAAACATTAAAGAACATTTTGTCATTTTCTGACTGTGCTCCGATAGGCTGTGTTACAAATATAAGAGCATATAAAATTCCTAATGCTGTAAAAAGAAGGATTGCTCCAAGTGTACAACCAAGAATAAACTTTAGTCGTGCATCAAGATCCTGTGGTGTTAATCGTTGCTTAGACATTACTTACCTTTCGTTTTCTGATACTCATCCCAAGTATCTTTTCCAATTATATCCCTTGTACATGTTCCAGTAGTTTCACATATTGGAACATTGCATTCTGCCTTATCCCAGTTGGCTGGGTCCTGGCAAGGGTAGCGATAATGACCGTCATACCCGCAGCCAGAAAGGCCTAATATAAGTATACACGATAATAAAATATGACGAATCTTCATATTGACATTATACTATTCTTTTTCTTCACGAAGCGGAATGGTAATAAGCCATAGGGCTATTGATATTAATGTGGCTACCCCCACTACCTGCTGGGCGGTACCTGTAAGGGTAAGCCAAGCAATAAAGAAGCCAAGTATGGTAAATATCTGGGCTATGCTCTCAATAACAGCAGCCTTAAACCACTTAAATAGTCCTTTAACTATCTTCTTAATCATGTTCATATTATAACCTCCTTAGTGACATAACTGAACTAACGATATTTCCTACCAAAATAACAGGAATGACTACCTCTTGAACCTTTTCTCTCTGATCATCTGTCATATCTTTACCCCATTCTGTTGGGCTTAATAATTTTTCAAAATCTATATTTGTCAATACTCCAAGTGGGTCTGCTAAAAAGGCTTCTGTTTGTACTTCAGTAATGGCATCCGCTAATGTATATGGCATTGGGGAATCTGCGTTTTCTTCTGCTCTACCAGCAAACTCTACAAAGGCTACCGCTATTGCTGGATTGTCTTTAATTGCTTCTGCAATTATTGATACTTCTTCTGCCTTAATTCCAAGACTTTCTGCTACTGCTTCTTCCTCTGTTGTGGATAATTCAGTTAGCATGTTTGATAATTCGGCAGCCAACTTAGCATCGTTTTGTCCAATTAGTTTATTTAACTTATTAAGTTCATCTGCTGAAATTGGATTACTATCGTCTGTGTCATTATTATCTGGTGCTGGCACTATAGGCTCTTCCTCAACAGGTTGCTCAGGTTCAGGCTCTTGACCTTGATCTGTTTCCTCTGGCTGAGATGTTGGCTCTTCTGAAGGCTCTGGAGTTGGATCAGTCTCTTCGCTGCCACCATCTGTGGTATCAGGGCTTGGAGAAGGAGTGGGGTCTTCTGGTTCAGTTTGCTCATCATCAGGGAATCTTGGATCCTCTGGAGTAATAATCTCTGGATCAACTTCAACATCAGGTTCAGGTAAATCTGGATCTTCTGTAGAATCAGGACTTGGCTCTGGCTCTGGTTCAGTTGTAGGCTCTGTTTCTGGTTCATTTATTTCTTCACCATTTATTGCAGCAATAAGATTATTAAGGTCTGATATTTCTCCAGCCAATTGAACTGCCTCTGCTACTTGCTCTTGCTGTTCTTCTGGCGTTATAGGGGCTTCTGTGGGCGTTGGGGAGGGTTCTGGGGATGGTTCCTGTGTAGGAGTAGGGGAAGGCTCTGGAATAGGCTCTGCCTGCAATACAGGAACTGGCTCAGAAGCAGAAACTTGGGTTGCTCCCCATGCCTCAAGAGAGACAATGTCACCATTATGTAACCTTACTCCTGTTCTAAGATTTGGATATTCAGGACCCTGATAACTATAGGACACCGCTAAATTACCAGTATTAGTAATAGCCACTAATATATTTACTGTGCTTGGTTGTGCCCCATAGTTACCAAAAGGAACCATATTTAGATTTAATTGAAACCCGCCCTCTGAATAATATATATCCAAACCAGATGTTCCGCTTACTCCTGGAAACCAGTCCATTGAATATAGGGAGATAGATGGTGTATTGGGATATGCCCAGTATGTGGGATCAGGTTGACCAAATGTAATTACTGAGTTAGTTGTTGCATAAATGTTTTCATACTGTACCCCGTCAAAAGTCACGGTAGTTGCGATTGGTATTTGATAGCCTATGTCATCTCCAGAACATGTATCCATATGGTGGACTGTAGGTTCTGCATCGCCTTCGTATGCTGCTGCTATGGTTTGTGATTGAATGTGGTTTATACAAGTAGCATTAGCGTTTTCTGGAATGAAAAGATTGAATCCGAAAGCCAATAAAGTTGCTGTAAGTATTCTTGTTAATTTTTTAATTATCCTTTCATCCTCCACAATTAATAGGATAATTATAGCATTTTATTTCAAATATGTTGTATTAAGATTGTCAATTATAAGACCTAATCTTGGGCCAACGCCCCAAACTTTATGTGCCGTTTCAGTAGGCAAATAAACCAGATCTCCTGGTTTTAATTCATAGGTTTCTTTTTGATCTACTTCCCACAAAGATGTTCCAAGTATTTGCCAAAAAATTGCATCAACGGTATCTTGATGATAACCAGTAACCCTATCAGTCATTGATATTCTTATTCCTTGCAAGTGCCAATCACTGCTACAGTTACAGGGCTTGCCTTCATAATAATCGCAGTTGGTGTTGTCTATAGATTTATTTAATTTATATAGTAATTCAGTTACACCTTTAAAATGACTAAATATTGATTTTCTGCCTTGTGGAGCAAACCATAGACCTGATTGAATTTCAACATTACCTCTAAAGGCACCGCCTTGATTGAAAATTCTATCCTTAAGTATTTCATTTGGTATAAGTGACTCACTGTATAAAAATTTTGCTACATCTTCCCATGTAATTTCTGGCGTATGGTATTTTTCAACAGTCAGTACTTTACCATTTTGCTTTGCTTTTTCCATTAAATCAAACATACTTAATTATATCACCTCAAAACAAAAAGGGGAGCAGGTTTCCCCACTCCCCAAGTTGTTGTGTTAATTACTTAACAAGTGTAACCCTTGCCTTTGGATTCTTTGCGTTCCACTTCTTGGCAAGATCATTGAATGCCTTCTTCATTGCAGCGATTGATGCAGCATTGTCTGCCTTAACCTTTGCAAGTTCTGTAGCATGTGCAGCAGTTGCATCAGCAAGAGCCTTATCTGCAGCAACCTTAGCGGTTACGGCATCAGCCTTCAACTTAGCAATTTCAGCAGCAGCAGTGATAGCAGCAGCATCAGCAGCAGCCTTAGCGGTTGCAGCATCGGCAGTAGCCTTTGCTACAGCAGCAGCAAGTGCAGCATCTGCAGTTACCTTATCAGCAGCACGAGCAGCACGTTCTGCAGCAAGTGCAGCGTTAGCGGTAGCAAGTGCACCAGCAAGATCAGATACTGTTACGATTGCAGTCTGAGAAGTTGTTGCCAACTTGATTGTTGGAACAGATGTTGGAGCAGTAATAGACGCTCCGACAGCAACAGTTCCAGCAGCAGCAGGAAGTGAGATCTCTGATGTGTAACGACCTGTTACAAGAGCATCAGCAGTTACTGTTCCAGCAGTTGCGCCACCAAGAGTAGTAACAGTTACTGTATCAGCAACAGCGTTGCCGAAAATATCTGCTACATCAAGAGTTGCAGTTACCTTGCCAGAAATATTTCCTGAAGCAGGGATTGACATCTTAAGGTCATATGCAGGACCTGCAACACCCTTAAGATAAATTGTTGTTGCTGCACCAGTTACAGAAACTGTAACAGCAGAAGCAGCAGTGCTTGTTGTATATGCATATACAGTCGCTGTTGTTGAAGCAGGCGTTACTGTAATTGAAGATGATCCAGCAGATGCATTAACTGTTGAACCAACTGTAGATACTAGGCGTGTATTAGCACCGACTGCAGTAAATGTTACTGGTGTTCCAGCAACTACTGTAGCAGTGATAAGAAGTGCTTCGTTGTTTGTTGCAGTTGTGGTATCTGCAACGCTTACTACGTTGTCAGAAGGAACCTTTACTGTGAATGGTGAGGCTGCTGTACCAGAACCAGATACTTCAGTTGTTACGTCTACTGAAACGGTATTGGCACTTGCAGGTGTCACTACGAGTGTGCCCATAGTCATGACTGCAACCACGACAAGAGCGATCTTCTTAAATGAATTCATTTTTCTCCTTTTATTATTCATTTTGTTTTATATTGTTTTTAGTCTATCCAGATAGTCTTTTATATCTTCTATTTGGTTAGGTTTATATTGTATCACGTTCTCAGGGAGCGTGTCAACTCTGCGGGGCTGTCCTCTAAATGTGTGAATCTCGACTTCAAGGTTTTGATCTCTGGGTGTATAGGATATGGCACCGAAGATGGAGCCACACACGGCATCAGCAAGGTCTTTAGATTTTTTGCGTGGGTGGTCGACTTTGTCATTTTTCATAATCTTAAGTTCTGTTAGTTCTTCAAACAAAAGTTCGATAGCAGGCATTACTAATCTTTGCTCATATACAAGCATAGCCATATCTTCGTAATGCTTCTTGGCCACAGAAACTGTTTCTGTTCTCATGCCTACCGCCTGCAATTCATTCTGGATATCAAAAGATTGCCAACGGTCAAAAGTGACTAGCCCTATATTAAATCCAAGTCTGCGTAGATTTTGTATCCACTGCTTTACCTCTGAAAGGTTGACTGGCCCTTCTACTTTTGGTTCCCACCATGCGACAGCATCTACAACAACAATAGGTGATATCTGCTCATAGTCTTTAATTACCTGAACATTAACCCACTTTTCAACATGTGCAATTGCAACAGCACACTTATCGTGCTTTTGTGCAAGGTCAGCATGGACATAATAAACCTTGTCTGGATCTGGTTTAAAGTTTTCTTCAAATCTTCTGAATTGATCCAAAGGGTTTCTGGCTGTCATACAAGCACGAACCTTATCTGCTTGTTTAAAAAATGCATCTGATGCATATGTAGGGACACAAGCAAAGCGCATCATTGCATCGCCAAGATCTGTCATAAAGGCAATCTTAAAATCATCTACTTTTCTTGTAGGATTTACTTCCCATGTAGGTCTTTTAATGGCAAATACTCCAGGATATTTGTATGATTTGATGTGATCCTCATCCCATGCAATCTCAAACCAATTGTCCTTGTCATCCTCTGGAAGTAGTGGATTGATTATGAATCTATGTGTTTTGCTTACTACTTCTTTGTCAGCAATTACTGCTTCATACCGCTCAGAAATAAAGTCACCGTTATAACGGGGGAATGAAAGAAGCACTACCTTTCCAAGATCAGGAAAACGAGAGTCTACTGAACCACGGAATGCTTTATAAATATTGTCAGCAGTCTTACCCTGTTCATTACCAGTTGCAACCTCAGATGCAAAACCAGAAATCTCATCGAGCACTGCAAGCAAAAGATTTAAACCCTCATGAGATTCACGCTCAGAGTGTCCAGAGTAAACTGTAACAGATTTATCAAAACCAATAGAGTCTACTTTTGCTTCATACTTACCAGCAAACCAGGGGGATCTTTCAATCTTTGATTTAAAACCCTTAAAGAAAACGTTTTTAGCCTGTTGAGCGTTAATAGCAACGTTAATTAAATCTATTGCATCCCCTGCTGGTTTTCCAAAGTATTTTGCTGGATCTTTAAGACATAGTAGTTTGTATACAATATAAGCGCAAGCCACAGTAGAGGTGAAATCTTTACCGCTACCTTTGCCAAGTTGTAGAATGATTTCATTCTTTGTGTACTTATCATAATATCTTGCTCCCTCTTCTTCTCCCATAATATTTATAAGATCTTCTTTGCGATAAATCTGACTCATTGCCTCAACAATGTCATACTGGATATCAGATAATCCTGGCTGACCTAAATAGTCTGGAGACTCAACAAACGTCTTTGCATCGACTGGAGTTTCTTCAAAATGACTATCGGCTAAAGCCTCAAGAAAATCATCAAACTTCATGGACAATTGTAATCACTTCATCCTTTTTAGCAACATCAGAAAGTCTACGCATAATTTCATCACGAACTTGTGGGTATTCAGATGCTATGTCTCTAAGAATTGCCATCAAAACTTCTTGTTTCTTTTCTATCTGAAGCATCTCTTCTGCAAGTTCTTTATTCTCAAGCAACCCAGCCTTCTGTAACATATCAATTCTTTTAGACTCAATGTCCATAACAAGTTTAATTGCTTGTGTTTTTGCTCCAAGGTTATTTGTAAGGGATGCCTCATCAATTACTTCATAAGACTTTGCAATTAGTTTATTATAATGTGTATCTGCAACCGCAAGAGCCTCTTTTGCACGAGCACGAATAGCATCATTAGCGGATGCCATTACTTTCCACTCATTGATGTGCTGTACTACACGAGTTCTTGGTATTGCAAGATCTTTGGAAATCTTTGTTGCATCATTTCCCTTTAAGTATTCTCCTACAACATTATTAATTTCGTCAAGATGCTTAATTAAATCTTCTTCAGTTGACAAGTTGGTAGTCTCCCTTAGTTCCTAAATCATTTGACTTTGCTATTTTAAGCAATACCAAATATCCTATCAAGTCATCAATATCATTATCTCCTGGATACTCCGTACCCTTCATAAGTCTATTTAACTTATCATCGATACGAACATGGAGTTGCTCTCTTGGTCCCGCTTTTGAAAATATGCGTACGGGTTCAAGGGCTGAATTGCCATAAGCAATATTCTTTTTTACCAACATGTGTGCAATTTCATGGCAGGTTTCTAATATTTCTTTTCCAGCCTCTGTTCCAACTGTAAGTAAATACAAGTCCTCACACTTAAATTGTTTTGAATCTGGGAATACTGGTTCTAAATTCATCTCTTTGACTTCCTTAATCCAAACTTAGCAAGATACACATAAATAGTTTCCACACTTACCCCACATTCTTTTGCTATAGCCTCTGGAGATTTTTTATCAATGTGATATCTCTTTTTAAGCCATAACTCGCTTGTATATAGTTTAGCACTCATGACTCATCCTTGTCAAACCCAATAGCCTTATTCCAATTATTTATTGACCAGTGACCAATGCCACATGCATCTGCAACATCGTTGTCTGTTATTTTCTTGTCATAAATAACATCTAATAGTTTTATTGTTCTTTGTTTCCTAAACTCACGCTCATAAGACTTATACCATGAGTCTGACTTTCCAGGATTTAAAGACCTAATTTTAATCTGCTCTTCTTTAGTTAATCTTTTATTTCCTAAATAATTTTGCCAAGTAATTGGTGAGACCTTGCCAATAATATTAATACCAGATTGACCAGCAGCACCTAATAGTGCTCCCTGGACCAGAGCAAGATCTGCTGCAGTTTTTGGGCTATTCATAAAGACGGTGTGCTCAATTACAATGGCATCAACATTAACAATATGGTCAAACAGTCCTTTTGACTTTTTACCAGCATCAATTACCTTTTCGTATATATCTTTGCCAATAAAATTAATCTTTCCATATTCTTTTAGATGTCCACCATGGAAGGTTGCAAATGCAAGACTATTGGTACTAGCATCTATAGCACAAATTTTTTCTGGCATTTGCCCATAGTTGCTACTTGTTTCTTTTGCTTTTGTCATTTGACAATCCCTTGACTTGTTTTAAAACTTTTTTAACATCTACTGGATTAATTACGCATTGATTGCATAATGGTTCATCGTTGTATATGGATAACTTTTCTCCACACTGCTTACAAGTTCTATTCTTACCCTTACGTTTTTGTCGTCTAGTCTGAATATATCTTTGTGCAATTTTTTCTTTAGTGGCTTGCTCTCTGCATTTTTCTGAACAATATATCTGATAAGATACATCTGATTCAAATGTATGATCGCACCATCTACAACTTTTCATTTTCTAGCAACTCCAGAGGTTTAATTTTAATTACCCCTGCCTCTGCTTCGGCACATGCTTTTTGGATTGGGCACACCTTACAAATTTTAGAATTAGATCGATAAGGCTTTTGAGGCAACTCTCGATCTTTCCAAGACTTGTGTACTGTTCTCATCCAATCAAATGCCTGGTCTACCCACCGACGGTAATGATCGCTTACTACTACTGGTAAAGTCAACAACTCATGATTATTTTTATTTTCATAAATCATTACACCCTTGCCGACTTTCCAAACCTTCATATAGATTAGCAATTGCATAAGATGACCCATCTTAGGCTTTCTACTATTCTTTTTGTATTCAAAACCTTCATTCATTATTGTTTTGATTTCACCAATGATTCTTTCACCATTATGATTAAGCATGACATCTCCATACCCGTCAAAAGGTGGATCGTCTAATTTAACTCTAAACTCCATTGCTGGATGAGTTTGCTTATTATATTTTCTTTCAATGGTGTCGAATTCCATATCTTCATCAAGCAGTCCTGAAGCCTGAATGGCTTCCTGAATTCTTTCGTGACCAAGGGTTCCGTTAGTTCTATTAGCAACACCGAATGCGTCAGAATTATCATAATGAACTTGCCCATCAAATGCAAGGTACCAGTATCTTGGACACTCACCAGCGCCATAAGTTAAAGCAGATGCTGAAAAATTTGTCTTTTTACTAAATCTTGGCTTTGTTTTTGTCATGTAGCCAGATTCTATTTTTTCTATTATTCCGTCAATAAAACTTGTGTCTTCTTTAGACTCATAGTTTTTGTCTGGATTTTTTATCATTACTTGCTTCAATAAATTTTTAGTCATTGTTATCCTTTGTTTGTATTAATTATAGCAGATATCACTTAATTATGTATTTAAGAGCAGAGACAAGACTGTTTATTGACTCTGCTGCTGTATAGTAAATATTTTTCTTTCCTCTATTTGACTTATCCACATTAGCCATCCATGTAGCCCTGAATGCCATCTTGGCTGCAATTGCCTGTAGTCTAACTATCTCTACAGTAGCCACGCTCATGGGGATATCTGGCTTTATAATTATCTTAGCAATAAATGTTAGGGCAGAGGTTAACTCCTCGTCCTCCATATACTCTGCTATTTCTGACAAACCATTGACCATATCAAGCGTTGTATTACTCTGTTCCATTATTCACCATCTGTTCTAGTAGTTCTAACTCTATTATAGCAAGTCTTACCTTCTTGTTACCCTCGCCAAGTACCACCACAATTGCTGGGTCGTTGCCATTTCGTATGGCATCTGTAACTGCTTTAGCCCATACATCTTGATTAAGCGTAAAAGATTTTGAGTTCTCTTTAAAATCTACAGTAAAGTTTTCCCAAGTAGCATCACCCTTCTTAGTATTTCTACCAGAATTTTTGTGCTGCTTGGCACCTATTCTTTTACTCTCGCTTCTCTCACTCATCTCTTTTTACTTTCTTATATCCAACCTTATATAACTGTACTTCTGATAAATGCTTTTCAGAGCACATCCAGGATGCCATTCCAGTTGAGGTATATACCCTAATAGTCTTTACTTCTTTTTTACAAGTTTTGCAAGGAAACTTTCCTTCAAATATTGTGTACTTATCCACTGATCTTAGTCTTAATCATTTCTTGTAGATCAAGATCCTCTCTTACTCTGTTAACAAACCCATCTCTACCTTGAACCTTTGACCCATCTGGTAGAACATACCATGCTCCAGTTCTTTCAACTATGCCCAAAGATTCAGCAGTATCAACAAGATCAGCGACAGAGTCAATGCCCAAATTATCGCCTCTAAAATAGAAATCATACTCACCAGACTGGAAAGCAGCACTAGTTTTTGAAAACTGGAGTTCCCATCTAACTTTTCTACCAATCTTTTCTTCAATAGCCTTGTCACCAACATAAATCTTTCCCTTCAATGCTTGGTTATCTGATTCTGATGAAAATAGTTTAACAACAGTAGAGGAATAAAACTTAGTAGCCTGTCCACCAGTTGGCTGTTGGCTTGTATACATTGCATTAATATTATTTCGTGATTGACTAATTAATATAAACAGTGTTGGCTTGACCTTGTTATTAGCGTAGTTAATCATCTTCCATGCATTACTAAAGTCACGAGACTCCGCACCAATTTGTTTTGTGTTTTCTAATTGCTTGAGTTCGTCAGAATCTTTTTCAAAATAAATAGCAGGAAGAAGAGATGTAATAGAATCTACAACAATTAAATCTACTCCAGCCTCCATTAGATTTACACCGACATCAACCATTTCATTAATTGTTCTTGCCTGAGAAACAATTAGTTTTGATGTGTCTACACCTAACTTCTCTGCCCACGCTTTATCATAGGACATTTCGGCATCAATCCATGCACAGACCTTTCCTTCTTGTTGCGCTAATGCAATTGTCTGTAAGCATAAGGATGATTTAGCAGATGACTTTGATCCCCATATCAATACCTGTCTTCCATATGGAAGTCCGCCATTGAGGGCACGATTAAGCCCGTGACTAGGTGTTGCTGCATATTCAGTCTTAGGGACTTCATCTCCTACCAATATGCTCTTTCTTAACTTAGGGTTTAACTGTGCTAATACATCTTCAATGCTAACCGACATTTACATCCTCCAATATTACGGTACCATCTTTGGTTTTGCCAAATGCAAACTTGTATGCGTGGCCTTCTTCTATTTTCATGTATGCCTTAGCAAATGCTGTAGGGAATACTGTCACAGAATGCAACTCTCTGGAAGTATCTGCTAGAGTAAGAGACGCCATTTTTTTACCTGCCTTTGTTATTCTTGGTTTAAAGGATACAACAAATAACTCATCATCTTTATATGGAAGCATTCGATAATTTAAAAACTTAATCAGCGCTGCATCAGATCCCTTTAATTCGTCCACAGGAACAGCACTAACAATTCTGTTATCAGTACAGAGTGCAATATAACTTCGTCCAGCCTCAATTGTAGTTTGTTCTTCATCAAATACTCCTATGCTTCCAGTCTTATCCAATATCTCAACACGAGACCACCCTTTACCACGCTTAATACCCTTAACCATTCCCATAAGAATGAAAGAACCCTTTTCCTCAAAGTCTTCTACTGAATTTATAAATGCATGATAGTGTGATGGAACTGTTTGTGTAAATTCTGGCAACCCCAAATATTCATAAAGATGTTCTCGTAACTCATCATCATTTCGTGGATTATCAGGGAAGGTTGCTGCTCCAATAAGTCTTAACGCTTCAAGCGCTCTGCTGTTGACTCCATTACCTTTTGTAAATGTAAAGGTTTTAACTTCCTCGAAAGACTTAAAAGGTCGTGCCGATATATATCGTTCTGCAATCTTATCAGAGATAAACTTGATCGCCGAGAGTCCAAACCGAATACCCTTACCCTCAATTTTAAAATCAATATCCGAATCGTTAATGTGAGGTAATTTAATGCTAATACCCATTCTTTTCGCTTCAATAAGATATTCAGTTCTCGCATCTTTGTCCTTTTCATTTTTTAATAATGAGTACATAAACTCTAGTGGATAATAATACTTTAGCCATGCCGTCCAATACGAGAGCGTAGAGTAAGCAACCGCATGAGACTTGTTGAACGAATAACCCGCATGCGCCTCAAAGTCATGCCATAGATCACGAGCCTGATTAGGACTAATAAACTTACTAGCACCGTCAACGAAACGATCACGAAACACATCAAATTCTCTAGCATCTTTCTTTTTACCAATGATCTTACGAACCTTGTCCGCTTCAGACCATGACATCCCTCCAAGTTGAACGCAAGCCTGCATGACCTGCTCTTGGTATAGGATACACCCATATGTTTCTTCTGTGAACTGCTTCATAGTTTGGTGTAAATAATTTACTGCCTGTCTGCCGTGCTTTCTTTCGATATAGTCCTTGCCAATAGTATTCATAGCACCTGGACGAACCAAAGCGTTTGAGGCAGATAACTCTTCTAGATTTTTGACACCCATTTTAACAAGTAGGTTTGTATATGGCGTTGCTTCACACTGAAAGATTCCCTTTGTGTATCCTTGTGAAAGCATCTCATAAACCTTTGGATCTGACATATCTATATTCAATAAGTCTATGTCAACTCCTTCTCTTTCCTTAATTATATTTACTGTGTCATTAATAACACTTAAGGTCTTAAGTCCAAGTGCGTCGATCTTGATAAGACCAATTTTTTCAGCCTCTTCCATATCAACTGCCACAACAGGAATACGCTCATCGGAACCAGGAGAATTACGTGTCTCCATCGGTGCGTACCTAAAAATAGGATTTTTGCTAGTGACAACACCAGCAGCGTGTATGCCAGTACCTCTAATGCGACCACGAAGTTGTTCTCCATATTGCTCCACCTCTGGATATTTCTCTCTAAACCATGCAGTAGTTTTTGATGTGCAGTACTCATCCCAAGTATCTACTAACTTCAAAACTTTATTAACATCTACTAATGGAATATTCAATGCACGAGCAACATCTCGTACAACACCTTTATCTTTAAATTCTAAAAATGTTGCGATAGATGCAACATGCTTATACTGCCTAACAAGATAATCTTTTACTTCATCACGACGAGTATCTTGAATATCTGTATCAATATCAGGAAAGTCATTACGCTCTGGATTAATAAATCGGAAGAATAGTAGTCCATGCTTTAATGGATCGATGTCAGT